GACACCAAAAGATTCGGGCCAGAGTATTTTACAGCAAATTATAAATACCACTGTGAAAAATTAGACATGCTAGGCACATGAAAGAACTAGCTGCCGTAAAATCAAAAATCAATCAACTGCCCCTAGAAGATCAAAAAGAAATGCTTGATCTTTTACTTGAGCTTGAGAACGCAAAAGAAAAAGAAGCCTCAAGAGAGGACTTTTTATCCTTTGTAAAAAAGATGTGGCCTGCATTTATTGGCGGTAAACATCACGAGGTTATGGCAGATGCGTTTGAGCGTGTCGCAAATGGTGATTTAAAGCGCCTGATAATAAACATGCCCCCAAGACACACAAAGTCTGAGTTTGCGTCCTTTTTGTTTCCGGCTTGGTTTTTAGGTAGATACCCAGAAAAAAAGATCATTCAAACTGCACACACAGCAGAACTTGCTGTAGGATTTGGTCGTAAGGTTAGAAACCTTATTGGTCAGGAGGACTTTCAACAGGTCTTTCCGGGTATAGAACTGTCCTCTGACTCGAAAGCTGCTGGAAGATGGAACACAAACAAGCGGGGTGACTATTTTGCTATTGGTGTTGGTGGTGCAGTTACTGGTAAAGGTGCTGACGTTCTCATTATTGATGACCCCCACTCGGAGCAGGAGGCGGCACTGGGGGCTTACAACCCAGAAGTCTACGACAAAGTCTACGAATGGTACACATCAGGCCCAAGACAGAGACTACAACCGGGTGGGTCTATAATAATTGTTATGACAAGATGGTCTACAAGAGACCTGACGGGCAAAATAATTAAATCTGTGACCCAAAGAGAGGGTGTTGATGACTGGGAAATCATAGAGCTTCCAGCAATTATGCCCTCTGGTGACCCCTTATGGCCTGAGTTCTGGCCTTTAGAACAATTAGAGGCTCTAAAAGCTGAACTACCAGTCTCAAAATGGTCTGCACAGTACCAGCAAGACCCAACTTCTGAAGAAGGTGCGTTAATTAAGCGTGAATGGTGGCAGGAATGGGAAAAAGATAGCCCTCCATCCTGTGAAGCCATTATTCAAAGCTGGGATACGGCCTTTTTGAAGACACAAAGAGCCGATTATAGCGCCTGTACCACTTGGGGAGTGTTTCAACACCCTAATGAAAGTGGTGATTTGCAGCCAAATCTGATATTATTGGATGCATACAAGGAAAAACTGGAGTTTCCAGAGTTAAAACGCGCTGCGTATGACAAATATTGGGAGTTTGAGCCAGATCAGATGATTGTTGAGGCAAAAGCCTCCGGTTCTCCTTTAATTTTTGAGCTTAGGGCTATGGGAATACCTGTGACAGAGTTTACTCCGTCAAGAGGACAGGACAAAATAGCCCGTGTAAACGCTGTTAGTGATCTTTTTGCTAGTGGTGTGATATGGTGTCCACCAACTAGGTGGGCTGATGAGGTAATAGAGGAATGTGCTGCTTTTCCGGCTGGAGACAATGATGACTTGGTTGACTCTACAACTCAGGCGTTGCTGAGGTTTCGTCAGGGCGGGTGGATTAGAAGCACTATGGATGAATGGGATGATGAACCAAAGTATAGAAGACCAGTTTCATACTACTGAGGATAAATCAGGAACATATAGATTTATTCCGCACAAAGAGATAAAAAGTTTTAAGAGTTTAGGGTGGAAAGTTGTAAGTAACATGAGAGGCTCCCATCATGCCCGTCATGCTGTTATAATGAAAAAACCCGACACCGAGAAAAAGGAAATATAAAATGGCTATTGAAAAACCAATGGTGCCATCATCCGTTGATGTTGAGGGTACGGATGAAATTAGTGTTGAGGTTGTTAATCCTGACGCTGTTAGCATCGGTGATGAAGACGGGGCCATGATTATTGATTTTACAGGAGACATTGCAGAGGAGGTCATGGGGCCAGACCATGATGCGAACTTAGCAGAGTTTATTGAAGAGGCTGATTTGCAGGCTTTAGCCTCTGAATTGGTAGAGGACTTTATCTCTGATCGTCAGTCAAGAAAGGACTGGGCTAGGTCGTATGTAAAAGGTCTTGATCTTCTTGGTATGAAGATTGAGGAAAGAACGCAGCCTTGGCAGGGAGCTTCAGGCGTGTTTCACCCTATTCTGACAGAGGCAACAGTAAGATTTCAGGCTCAGGCTATGGGTGAGATATTCCCTGCGTCCGGGCCAGTAAGAGTTAAACTTGTTGGTAAAAAGGACTATGAAAAGGTACAGCAGGGCGAAAGAGTCGAGCATGAAATGAATTATCTCCTTACGGAGGAGATGACAGAGTATCGTGATGAAACAGAACAAATGTTGTTCAGGCTTCCTCTTGCAGGATCATCTTTCAAAAAAGTTTATTATGATCCAATCATGGAGAGACCATGCGCCATGTTTGTTCCTGCTGAGGATTTTGTTGTTTCTTACGGAGCTTCGGATCTGATGACATGCCCTCGTTACACTCATGTAATGAAGAAAACCCCGAATGAAATAGTAGAGCTTCAGGTTAATGAATTTTATTTAGACGTAGATCTTCCAGATCCTGAACCAGATATTTCTGACATACAGGAAAAGTATGATGAAATTGAAGGCGAGATGGCTGTCCTTGAAGAGGATGACAGGCACACCTTGCTTGAAATGCATGTTGATCTTTTGATGCCTGAGCCTTTTGAGGATGAAGATGGCATAGCTAGACCTTACATCGTAACCATAGATAAGTCCTCTGAGACCATCTTGGCGATTAGGAGGAATTGGTATGAGGACGATTCTAAAAAACGTAAAAGACAACACTTTGTTCACTACAGATACCTACCGGGGCTTGGGTTCTATGGAACGGGTCTTATTCATCTTATTGGTGGTCTTGCTAAAAGTGCCACAAGTATTCTTCGTCAACTCATTGATGCGGGTACACTTTCTAATCTCCCCGCTGGTCTTAAAGCTCGCGGACTTCGTATTAAGGGTGACGATTCGCCTCTCATGCCGGGTGAGTTCCGCGATGTTGATGTACCGGGTGGTGCAATTCGGGACTCGATTGCATTCCTTCCTTACAAGGAGCCATCATCGGTATTATATCAACTTCTCGGAAACATCGTGGAAGAGGGGAGACGGATTGGCTCCGTTGCTGACGTACAAATTGGTAACCTCAACCCGCAAGCTCCGGTCGGAACTACGCTCGCGCTAATGGAGCGAAGCATGAAGGTTATGTCTGGCGTTCAGGCCAGAATACATCATTCTTTAAAAAATGAGCTTAGACTACTTGCAAAAATAATAAGGGATTACATGCCGCCACAGTATTCTTATGAAGTTGACGGTGATCACAGCAGGCAACAAGATTTTGATGGCCGTATTGATGTAATACCCGTCTCTGATCCTAATGCCGCAACAATGTCTCAGAGAGTTGTTCAGTATCAGGCTGCTATGCAACTAGCTCAACAGGCACCACATCTTTATGATCTTGGTAAATTACATCGTCAGATGCTTGAGGTTCTGGGTATCAAGGATGCTGGAGAAATAATTAAACTTCCAGATGATATTGAATCAGCAGATCCTGTTAGTGAGAATATGTCTATTTTGAAACAAGAGCCAGTCAAGGCATTTAAGTATCAGGATCACGAGGCACATATTTCTGTACATTTGGCTGCTGCTGAAGATCCAAAACTAAAAGAGATTGTTGGTCAATCACCGTTTGCTGGCGCAATACAGGCTGCTTTAGCTGCTCACATAACAGAGCATGTTGCATTCCAGTACAGAAAAGAAATAGAGAAAAACTTGGGTGTTAGTATGCCTGATGAGAATGCGCCCCTTCCAGACGATGTTGAGCTTGAGCTTAGTAGACTATCTTCTGAGGCCGCACAAAAGTTGCTCCGCAAGGATCAGGCTGAAATGCAGCAAAAAGAAAACATGAAACAACAGCAAGACCCTCTTACTCAAATTCAACAAAGAGAGCTTGGTCTTAAAGAGGCTGAGTTTGCACATAAAAAAGAAATGGATATCGCTAAGTTGCAGGCTGATATGCAGTCGAAGTCTCAAAATATTACCATGCAAAAGGATAGGCTTGCGTCAGAAGAACAAAGAGAAGGTGCTAAACTCGGAATAAAAATAGCAAGCGAGCTTGAACAATCACAAAAAGAAGATATAAGAGAAGGCACTGAAATTGGATTGGAAATAGCTAGGGAGCTAAGTAACAGAAATGGCGAACAATGATACAGTATATTCACCAATCAAAGCCAAGATTAGAGAGTATCTAAATGCTCTCGCTGACCATATGGCCTGCGGTGGGTGCAAATCCTTTGAGGAATACAGGGAAGCTGTGGGTAAAGTTGAGGCTCTCGCTGCTGTTGAAAGAGACATTATCGACTTGGAAGAAAAATTCATCAACGACTAGGACTTCCGTTTCAGGCAAGTGTATTGTATATTGTAAACAATACTATTCAT